TTAGCTATAGCAGTATTCTGTTTAGAAGTTTTAGGAAATACTTTTTCTAAACTATTTATAACATCTTTTAATGTCTTTTGATCCAAATAAAAATCTCCTTCTCTATCCATTATATACTTCTTGATTTTTCATATTCTGCAAAGATTCTCATTCCTTCTTTTCTTCCTATTTCTTCAACTCCTCTAATCCAATATTTTTCAGTTGATTGAGCTATTAAAAAATAATAGCCTGGCTTCCATAAAGTTTCATTATATCTAGCAACAAATTCAAAAGAATTTTGATTAATCATAACACTTCCTCCTTGCTCTACAATATCTGATTTCTTAGGTATTTTTTTAACCCAAGCATTATCTAGAAAAGTAGGAGCTGATTCATTCACATCATAAGCACCAAATTCATTTTGACTTATAGCTCTACTATAAATCCCTACTAGTCTATCTAATCTTCCTATATTCATTATATAACTACTACTCTATAAGGATTCATTAAATGTTCAGCAGTTTGAGGAACATCATAAGGCTTCCCACCTCCTACTATTACATTTTGTCTATTTTCGTAAAGATGGCCAATAGTCAAAAGTATTGCTTGATAAATTGGTCTAGGCAATTCTTGAGCTACAGTAGGTCCAGCAGCTAAATCTATTTTAATAGCTGAGGGAATGCTATCAGAAGTAGAAGGAAAGCTATTATTTTCTTTTAAAAATACTCTAGTTGGAATAGATCTAGTATCTACATTATATAAAGTATTAGATAAAACTTGCTGAGAATCATTATTATCATAATAATTTATTACAAAATTTCCAGGCTTATAAACTCCGTAAAGATATATCACTTCATTATCTGGAAATTTATCCATATGATATTCTAAAGCAGTATTAGTAGCTAAAGTAAATCCTACATAACTTTCACATATAGCTCTAGATACTGATATTAAAGTAGTTATATAAGTATCATCATTAGTAAAGCTAGAATCTATTCTTAAGTGTTCTTTTGCTTCAGCTAAAGAAACTAATTCAGTAATAGAGTTATTAGCTCTCTCTCTTAAAGAGCCATAATTTACCAGCTTGTGAGAATGTATAAAGTTATTAATCATATTTTTTTTTATAAAAAAAGGGAGTGAGTTTCCCCAACTCCCTTTTAAAATTAAAGACTACTATTAAAGAACAGTAGTATATTTAACGAAAGATGCACCAGAAGCTACACCAAAGTCAAAGTGATTATTCATTACTAATCTAACTTCATTATTAGTTGCTCTACTGTAAGGATCAACCATAATGTTACTAGGTCCAAAGGTCGCGAAAAATACACGACTAAAGTCACCAAATAAACCATCAGCAGAAGTGATAGGAGGACCACCAGCAGTAGCAGTAGCATTAGTAAAGTAACCAGGATAGCCAGCTAATTTATCATCCATATATAAAGGACTAACATTAGCAACTTCAGAAGCAGCTTTAATATTAGAGTATAAAGCCCAGTTATTTACGAAAGCTAAATTTCCATCTAATCCGTGATTGTTAGCAATAGTTTGAATAGCTTCTAACATATCAGAAGCAGCACCAGCAGCACCACCAGCAGCAGATTCAGCAAAAGTTAATGTTCCAGCAGTTCCAACAATACAACCAGGAGCATTAGCAACGTTAGCAGAAGCAAACATAGCAGCATCAATCTGAGTTGACATATTACGACCTAAGTCATTCATTACAGAAGCTTCAGCAGCTGGTCCATTTTGAGCTAAAATTACATTAGATAAGTTAGCAAATCCAGTTAATCTTTTTGGAGAAAGAGTTACTTTTCCAAAGTCAACACCACCATCAGCAGCAGCACCTACTTCCGTTTGCCAAGCTACAGTAGAGCCACCAGCAATAGGAAGAACAGTATCAGCAGCAACAGTTCCTAGATTTTGAACACCTACTCTATTCCATAAACCAGCTTGTTGTAAAGAGTCAATATATGCTCCTACAGAAGTTGGCTGGATAGCAGAATTAGTTTGGTCAATTGCTCTCTTTTCAGTCATCCAAGATGGCATTCCTATTCCTTGCATTCCTTTTCTAGCTTCTTTTTCAGCTTCTTGATGAAGTTCAGCTTCTAATCCAGTAAGGCTTCCACCATTACGAATCTCGTTAACTGCCTTAAATAAAGACCAGCTTCTTTTAGCATCAGTTTCTTCAGCAGATAAAGGAGTAGCTTTTACTTTTTCTTGTTGTAATGCTTCGAACTTTGCAGCTCTTGTAGCATCAGCAGAATAGCCATCTGCTTTTAAATTCAAATCATCGAACTTAGTTTGCTCATCTGAAGTTAAATCTCTTTCCTCGCTTTTCGCAAGATTTACAAGATTTTCCATAGATTCAACAACTTCAGAACGACTCTCTAAATAAGATTTAGAATTTTTCATTTTCAGTTATTTAATAATTAATTATTGATTTTGATTTTCAATCTCAATTCTGCTAGATTTCTTTTATGAAGGTCTAGCTCTTCCTTCTTATTTTCTAGAAGTTCTTTTTCAAGATTTTCCTCTAGTTTTTCTTTTGTTCTTTTTTCTTTCCATTCTTCCATAGACCTTAGGCCAACAGTTGCTTCTTCATAAGCTGGATAGACTACAGCTGATACATCAAATAATTGAGATACTTTATTAATAGTTCTAACTACTCTTCCTTCTTTTTCTTCCCAAGAATCATCTTCAATTCTAAAAGCAAAAGAGCTTTGAGTTATATCTCCTCTTTTTAAACTTACTGCTAAATCTCTTCCAGCTTGTGTATTAGGTAAATTTACAGAATATCTTAATCCTATTTCATCTATAGATAGAGATAAAGTATTAGCAGTAGTTCTACCATAAATATAATTAGGATCGTGATTTAGTAAAAATCTAACATCATCTTCAGTTCTTCCATCAAAAGCATTTCTTCCAATATATTCAACAAAGCCACCTAAGTCATTACTTTCAGAATCAAAGATACTAGCATAGCCTTCTACAATAGTTTCATCACCTTCAGCTCTAACTTCTAAATTTTGAATATTTAAATATCTAGTTTCTTTGTTAGATATGCTTCTTTGATAAAGTTCGACATTAGGAGAATCTTCAACTTCTTCTTCAACTACTTCTTCAACTTCTTCTTCTGTAGAAATTACATCATTCATTTCTTCAGCGTGAGCTTTTGCAAAGTGAATTATAATTGATTCATCAGTTTCTTCAATTTTTTCAATATGCCTTTTTGATTTTTTATTTTCCATATCTTTTATATTAATAGAATTTTCTTCATTTTCTATTTCTTTTATTTTTCTTTTAGTCCAACTAAATCCAGGATCACCACCCCACAATCCCCAAGCAATTCTTCCAGCACTAGGATAACCATCTTCTCCAGGCCTAAATCCTTCTGCTTCTTTGTCAACTTCGTGCCTACTAAAATAAGAGAACATTCTCTTTATAGTATCAATAGAAAGATTAACTCTATTCTTTAAATCTCTTGCTCTTGCAACTCCTATATCTGTTCCCCCTCTTCCGAACTCTGCTCTCCATTCTAAAGCTTGTTCAGCTTCATTAGCCATTTCTTGAGTAGGCTTAGTATTTATATCCCTACTATTCACTATCTAAATTAATATTATTTAGTGGCTGGAAATTTAATGGAACAAGATGCTCATCCCCATTTTCTATAGGATTCATATCTTCAAATCTTCTAACTTCATTAATAGAGAATACTCCAGTTTGAAGCATCTCTCTATAGAAGTTTGCTCTAGCTTGTGAATCTCCTCTTAGTAAACCTTCGACTGACATCTTTGTATAGTAAGTCCCTCTTTCAGATTCTCGAAATAATTTGCGATTCAACTCACTTTCTATATTAACTAGATAAGGTCTTAATGTAGTTCTAACAAATTCGATAGATAATTGCTCCATTGAATTGTAACTAGCTTTTGATAAATCTCCTATAAGATGAGGAGGAACACGAAAGATTCTAGCAATTTCTTGAACTTGAAAAAGTCTAGAATCTAATAATTGTCTATCTGAAGCTGGAATAGAAATAGCTTTAAAATCTAAACCCTCTTCTAAAATTGCAGTCCTATTCGAATTATAAGGACCACTATAATTATTATTCCAACTAGCTTTTAATCTTGAAGCTGCTTCTTCACTTAATTTTCCTGGATGCTTTAATACTCCAGCTACTTGAGTAGAATTTCCAAAGTAAGAAGTTGCAGTAACATTAGCTCCAAGAGATAATCCTATAGTATCCGCGTGAACTCTTAAAACTGATTTTCCTTTAATACCATCATAACCCATTCCAACAAAGTGAAGCATATCATATTGAGGAATCGGAGAATCATATTCTTCTACATTATAATAAATAACATCATCAACCTTGACCGGATTAACATCTTCTGGATTTAAATAACATAATTCTATAGGCCTTAAAGAAGAATCTCTTTTAATTAGAAAATAACTATTTCCGTGAATAAGAAGATTATTCATTAGACATTCTCTCCAAATAAAAGAGGTCATATATGAATTAGGCTCATAAGCTAAAAGAGAATATATTGGAGAAGATTTATCTACTCCTCTATTTCCATTTTCATCTTCTTTAAATACTCCAATTGGTAAACTAGCAACTGCTTCAGAAATAACCCTAACACAAGCCCAGACTGCTGAGAAATTTAAAGCAGAATTTTCATCTACTGCTACACCAGAATTAGCTTGAATTCCATAGCTTGACTGCATAACAGTTGAAGAATTATGGCTTCGCTTTTCTGATTTGAAGAAATCTAATAATCCCATAGGTTATCTTTATTCTACAAATATAAAATAAGTACGTATAAAGTTAAAAGCAAATTATAAGAAAGTTAATCCTCTATCATTATAAGAAGAATCATCTTCAAAATCTGCATTCATACTAGCACCAATTGCCATTATTAAAGCTACTACTCCATCAATCTTCTCAGTAGATTTTGCTTTATCTGGCTTAATATTGTCGGAAGCATCTACTTTCATTCTTAGATTACTTACCATCCATCTTAAAATAGGATTTCCTCCGTGATTAAGTTCTTTGTTTAAAACAATTTTTTCTAAATGTTTTGTTGGCTGGCTCATTGATAAAAATCCTTGCCCATAAGGATTCATAGGAATTCCTTCATTGACACACGAAATCACTAACTGACTGGCATTCCATCTATCATAATTTACGCATTTTAAATCTACTATTTCTGCAATCTCCATTATCTTAGCTTGAACAAAATCATAATCTGTTACATCTCCTGGAGTAAGTTCCATAAAGCCATCAGAAGCCCAGCCCATATAATCAACTCCATCTCTTCGACTTCTTATAAAAGCATTCTCTTTAGGAGTAAAGAAATATGGAATAACAGTATATTTATCATCCTCTACAAATAATAAGACCAAAGCAGTAACATCTCGAATAGATGCTAAATCCAATCCAGCATAACAAGGAACATTTTTAAAATCATTAATATTAACTGGACCAATATTGCACTTCATCCAATCCTTATCACTTATCCACTTTTGCTCTGAACTCATCCATTGATTAAGATGCAGCATTCTGAAGCTGGCTTCTGCTGATGGCATTCTTTGAGCCTTCTCACATTCATTTCTTAAATAATCTATTTTAACTATTCCACTATCTAATCCAGGATTAGCTTTTCTCCAAGATTCTTCAGTAGTCCAATCATCTTCTAAAGGAGTAGCAAATTCACAAAAATAAAAAGTTGGATCATCTATTATTCCAGCCAATACTTTTTCTCCATATTCTCTAACTCGATAGCAAATAGAATTCTTATTATATCCAGCAGTAGTAATAGCAATAGTCAAAGGAGCTAATCTTGAAGCTACAGAAGTAGTTAAAGCATTCCATAAAGAATCATCTCGCTGGACAAAGAACTCATCCATACAAATGAAGCTTGCGTTATAACCAAAGGAAGTAGCAGCATCTGAAGAAATAGTTTTCAAGAAGCTTGAACTCTTTTCGTGAGTAATTGAATTCCTATAAACCTTTAAATTTGAGCTTAGATTTTCATCCATCTTAACCATTGAAGAAGCTTGTGAAAAAACTATATTTGCTTGTTGCCTATCTCCAGCTGCTAAGTAGCATTCAGCAGAAGGCTCTTTATCTCCAAATAACATATAGAGACTGAGAGCAGATATAAGAGTAGATTTACCATTCTTTCTAGGAAAGGATAAGTAAGCAGTCCTAAATCTTCTAGTATTATTTATCCTATTCTTCCATCCAAAAATATCTCTTACTATTTTCTTTTGCCAAGATTCTAGAATAAAATTCTTTCCTCCATATTCTCCTTTTGAATGTTTAACAAAATTCTCAATAAAATAAACTACTCTATCAGCAGAAACTTCATCAAAATAATAATTTTCATCTTCTGTTAATTCCATTTTATTTAATCAAAAAAATCATATTTATTTTCTATCTCTTCTATCTGGTCTGGCATAGATAAACTAGCTCGACTGCTTGGAGTGAATCCAAATTGGACTGCTAATTTAATTGCTCTATCTAAACAATCTCTAGCAATCTTTACTTCTGGCTTTAATTTTGTAGCTCTTAATTTACCATCTTTATCATAAGTCCTTTCAACTTGGCCACCCTTTAAAGCTTCAACCATCTCAAAATAAGTTCCCATCTCTCTACAATAACTAGCAAGCATTCCTAAATCTACAGAATGTAGCATAGATAAATTAGCTAATTCATTAGTTACTTTATGCCATTCAGAAACTCCAAAATCATTTAAAAATAAAGGAGCATTAGGCATAGAAA